TTCAAGTAGTAAGTAATCAAATCAAAAACTGCAAGTCTTAAATCTGCTGGAAGACTTGCGTATCCTGCTTTATAAGTTACACGAACTGCACCTGGGCCACGAGCCCAATTCTTATAAGTAGTGCCCCCAGTAGTACGAATAAGGCTGTCTGTCGCACTATCTAAATAATACTCATAACTTGTTGTGGTCAAAGTAACGTAAGAAGAATCATAAGTTTCTCGCTCTTCTACGGATACGATACTATTTACCGGGCTTTCTGTAAGCTGTATAAGATGCGTACCCCAGTTTACATTAATAGTATCTACTTTATTTGTACTGTAATAATCTACAAAACTGTTTGCACAATAAGTCTTTACTAATTGGCTCACCGACGGAATAATAAAATTAAGCTGCGCATCACTTTTAGGGGTGGTAACCCCTTCTGCGGCTTTATAGTCTATAAGTGTAACTAAATCTGTCATAAGCTAATTAGTAAAAACTTGGGGAGGCGAACCTCCCCAGTTTATGTTACTTGTTATTAAGCAACAAAGTCGATCTTAACTGAAGGCTCGGCACCGGTAGCACCGGCAACGATCTCTTCAAAACCGAGAGACTGTGAAGCAACCAGCACGCGACGCTGATTCATAACTTCGTAGTCTTGCTCTACTGATACACCACGGAGTCGTGGTACAACGTAGTTGCGAGTATTAACTGCGAATGCCGCAGGAATACCAGCCGCTTCTGCTGGGAACTCTTCAGATACGATTACGGGTGAACCGTATACCGCACCGATAGTACCAACAACACGTGCTGCGAGGTCTGAACCTACTTCATCCAGAGTCTGGAAGTTAGCATCGTTCAGCAGGTCAAAATAGCTATTCTGGCTTACGATATACGCGATATCAGAAGGCATCAAGCCATACTTGCCCATTTGCTCACGAGCAGCAAGAAGCTTAGCAGAAGTCAAACGCTCTGCATCAGAGATGTCAAGAGTGTCTGAGTTAGCAGCTGCGTAGCCGTCAAGACCAGTGATTGAACCTGAACCATTGATNATTGCATCTTCTACTGCGCGACCGTGTGCACGAGCAACTGACTCAACAAGCATAGGCATCAAGTTAATGAGTACTTGCTCGTCTACGTCGTTGTCCATAAACGTACTAGAAATCAGACGGTATGCATTCAGANTTACCTGCTTTGCATTGTACTGATTATTAGTAATTTCTACACGGTTTTCCAAGTTACCGCCAGTTGCTGCGCTTGCAAATGCAGCCTTACCAGCATCAGTCTGGATCGGCAGTACAGTTGCGCCACCGTTGACAGGAATCTCACGGAACAAACGAGCTACTTTNAGCTCATGCATGATTTCCTTCTCGATCTGGGAAGCAACTTCCTGATCGATATCAGCAGCGTTTGCAGCATAGTTAATACCAGCCTTCTCTTGAATGTCACGTGCAAAGTCAGTTTCCCAACCTTTACGAGTCATAACACCCAGCATGTGAGCGGCCATAAAGTCTGTGCCCCACTTAGAAATGTCTGATTTTTCTGCACGGTCAGCGAATACACGCTTAGACTCACGCATTTTAGAGATTTCATCAGACTTCTCTTCGAGGTCCTTCTTGTACTGGGCAAGAGTCTCTTCCATGTTCGCATTGCGATCATTCAACTCTTTTTGTACGTCAGCCAGCAACTTCTCAGTACCAGACTCGATACCGGTGCGGATGCTGTGCTTAACTTCTTCTTCCTGCTGAGCTTTAGCTTCGGCGTGTGCCTCTGCTTTCTCAGTAGCTTCTTGAACTGCCTTTTCTTCGGCAGCCTTTGACTCAGCTTGCTTCATTGCGATCTTAGCAGCAGTTTCCTCTGCTACTTTCTTCGCAAAAGCTTCCAAGTCGACTTCGGGAGTATTTACTTCCGACATATTGATCTCCTCTTTAGCGGATTTTTCCGCTTCGTCCGGTGTTTCACTAGCTACCGATGAATTTTCATCCTTAGCCAGAGACTGACCGGCTAGATCTACACGATTGGTGAAAGTTTTTTTGAATTCATTATACTCCTCAATAGAGTCAAATGACTTCGCCAGAGAAAAAGTTGCTGCTTGATTACAGGGTACGGAAACAACCGACACCTCAAACAACTCAGCATCCTTAATCTTTAATCCGTCAGTTTCCGATAGGTAATCAGCATCCTTGACTCGGAAACCAACAGAAAATGCTCCAAGAATGCCTTCTTTTACAAGCTGCGCAACATGATCGGGCGCAGATTTAGAAATTTTTGCCTTTAGTTCAAGACCGTTTTCAGTGACTTTAAGTCCTGTCGCGCGTCCAATAGGCTTGTTATAATCGTGATTAAAAAGAATAATAGGGTTCTTTTCAAAGTTATTCAGACCGCCTTTAGTCCACGCTAATGCGTCAATCACATCACCAGCACGATCAAAATCACTCGTACTAGCCATGCCACAGATGTGAACTCCTCCGTCATCTTCGTCTAAAGCCTTGAAGGTAGAGGTAAGATTAAAAATCTTTTCCATTAGTCTTCGCTCTTTTCTGCAGGTGCAGTCTTGCTCAATGCTGCGAGCGGGTCGTCAGCAGGAGCAGGTTTAGGAGCAGGCTCAGGTTTGGGAGCTGGCTCGGGTTCTGGGGCGTGAATCTGTTTCCACGCATCAGGATAATCATTTTCCATAATAGCAACAAGTCGTGACCAATTACCAAAGTAATTATCTACTTGTCCTATTCGAAGAGGCACATCTGACTGCTTGCTATATTCTAGTCGAGTGAAAAGTTTACCTTTTTCCATCATATACATCACAAGAGCGTCTAATGCTGCTTTTCGTCCTCTAATCCTCACTGTCTTCTCCTTCTGGGGGTCTACCACCTTCNTCTGGATTTACTGCGCTTCCTGCAATATTTGCAGGTACTCGCAACTCATCATGTCCTTCTACTAGGTCAAATCCAAGAGCCTCTCGTGCTTCATTTGGNGAAATAATCCCAGTATTTACTAACGCAGAATAATACTGCGATTGATCTCGTAATTCTGGCTGTAGTGCTGGGATATCTGTAATATCTTCTTTGCACTTAAATCCAAAGTGTCTTTCCATTGCAAAGTTAATTTTTCGCACAATGGGAAGAATTGTTTCAAGGTAGTACATTCGCATATTTGGTCGAATGTTTGCATTGTTACCTGAGTCCAAAAGCATTGGAGGTATTCCAAGTGCTTTTAAAATAATTTTTTCGTTTTCTGCAATCGCACTCTGAAAGTCTAGTTCTTTAAAATTAACATTTGATACTGAATCTATCTCAATACCTCCGTCCAAAATAAGAGGACGTCTACCACCTGCATCTGGTCTATAACGAGCTGACCAAGATTGAATCATTCTTTCTTTAATCTTTTCAGATAGAGTATTTGGTGATTTTAGTACAAGACCTGGAACAGCTCCATTCTTAAAGAAGTTATCCTGGAAGTCCCGCATACTTCTCATTAGTACCATCGTTCTGAGTGCGGGCTTTAGGCGTGAAACACCTCGATAGATAGAATAGAAAGAGTTATCCTTAATGTGAATAATTTCACTTGGCTTATAGTCTACTTTCTCATTAAAACTGAATCTTTCAATATAAGTAGTGTCACTTGCATGAATAGTTACTTTGTTTGCGGGAAGATGGTACATATGTACACCATCGAAATAAATAAAAATGTTACCATCTAATAAATAGTCTGTAATCAAGTTACGACGGAAAGTGCTAATATCTTGAAAAGGGTTGGGCTCTTTGTTTAGTAATAGTTCTACACGAGAACGCTTAATACCTTTTATGACACTAGACATACCTTGAACTTGTCCGCCGACGGCAATAGGAATCTCCGATGCATCGTCAACGATTAAATTTACGCCTCGATTAACAATTTCGAGGTCTTCATAAGCTCTCTCGTAGTTTACTACCTTTTCTCGAGAAGGCTCTGTTTTATGGTCATAATAAGGTTGAGCAGGATTTAATTTTTCCTCCATATCCTTATTTTGCCAAAAGTTATACCAAGCCATGCTTTCCTCTTTGTATCTCTACCCAACGTTTTTGTTTAGGCGCTGAGTGTAATGTTGGGTTTCGCCCGTATATTGAGTGCAATTTTAAGTGGTGAGCGTGGCACAAAGTAACAGTATAATCATACAACTCTTCAATATGTTCATTAATAAATTCATCTCTAAAATTCCGAATATCCTCCATCATATAGTTTTGCTCTTTAACCCACTTCTGAAGTAGGGGACTTAAACTATAGTAATGATGAAAATCAAGCTCAGTGTCTGCCCCACATATGTAGCACTCGGAGGCTTTTTCATACCTTGATTTTGCTTTATCTCGTATATACTTTACGGGATCTCGTTTTAGCTCTGCCATATTTGAATCTATTACTTTTTAATAACGAAATTATATCGTGAGGAAACTAAATTGTCAACTACTTTTTTTCTTAGGTCTTTTTAAAAACCTGTAGACGAAGTTTCAAATGAATAAACTGCATATCGTAAAGCATCGGCCATGTGTGACGCCATATTATGTTTTGGNTTTTCTCTGGCCAAGTTAGGGTTTGGGTCCCACTGATATTGATCTAACGCTGATAAACTATGTAGACATTTCTGGTCTATAATTAAATTATCATTATCAACAATAGCAGCCACATGAGCAATGCCGTCCAGTACAGACTTTTTGGCATTTGTGGTAGTAATATCATAGTTCTGAGCAAAGTCAAATCTAGTTTGTTGAGCTGCTGAATCAATGAAGATATAATCAATATCCCACTTTTCCATAAGTCTACTAATTTCAATAGCATGCTGCTCTGTGGTTTTTTCAGCATCTAAGTACTCGTCGAGGATGTAGTATTTTTGGTCTGCCCAGTCATATGCCAAAACGCAAAAGGCAGTGGGATCTCTATACCCCACATCAAGACCTGCGAATATATCCATTTTTGAAACATCGAATTCTTCCAAGTTCTCAATACAGGTTTCGTGATTAAAGTTCCAAATTTGCCCCTCATAGGTGTTAAAGTCTGCTTCATACTCTTGTTTAAACTCTGCTTCTGACATACTTTTTCTAGCTTCTGAAACGTCACTCTCAGACATCCTAGGGTTATCTTTATAGGTTGCACGTATAGATGCCCATTCAGGAAACTCATCAGTAAATCCTCTATTAAAAAATTCAGCAAACCAGTTACTCTTTCCTCTAGGAGTAGANATAAACAGAGCNTTAGAATTATCTTTGTCTAGGGTGGGACGCAGTGCAACATTAAAAGCCTCTTTACCATCTGCAAGTGCTGCCTCATCAAATATAATAAGATCATAACTACGCCCTACACAAGNGTCTACTTGATTAATTGAACCCATTCTTATTGTAGAACCGTTTGTTAGTTCAATTACTTTATCTTTAGCATTATCTTTTGCTACTTCAAGATCAAAGTGCTTAATTAATTGTCTTTGTAAGTCGAAAGAAATCTGAGACAAGGCATAGTTCGGAGACATAATTAAAATGTGAGAACCTGGGACTAGCGATACTAGCTGCCCAATAATATTTGCGATATAAGTTTTGCCCTGTCTTCTTGAAATTGCTGCAGTTACAAAACGGTACTTATTATTGTTTATCGCATTTATGATCGCCATTTGAGACGGAAGAGGTGTAACGCCGAGTAAATCCAAGTATGGGTCTACTGGAAGCTTGAGAAACCTCGTCTCAGATTGAAATTCAACAAGTCGCTCGGAGACTAAGTCTCTCCTACTTATTTCTATTGTCATGTTATTATTATACCTTTAATCGTTTTTTCTATGCCCATTCCAAGCTGCAAATCCTGCGACTCGAAGAGCCCAGTATGCTAAGTAGTTTAACAGCTTAAAACCATTTACTTCAATACAAATGTCNCGGAAAAGTTTATCCATCCACTTTTGGTCTTTCTTGCCGATATCTGTTCCATCTTTTTTCATAAGGGTAGCATATTTATAGCCATAGTCGTGAACAAGACCGCCCATAAGTAATACACCGGTAGGAGACAACCACATAGCAAGAAATTTAGGGACAGACGCACCATCAAACTGGAATCCTTTGGGAATAACATACTCTTCCACTCCTAGTGTAAAATGAAAATCATCACAGATTTCCCATTGACGAACACCTAGCATCCACATCCATATTGCTTTCCAAAATCCTTTATCTTTTGTCTGAATTGCAAGAGGCTTCATATGGGGCATTTCATCATAATAAAAACCTACTCTATCTTCTCCTTGTCCGTCAAAAATACTGGCTACAAAGCCTATAAGAATAAGACTAATTACAATAGTCCACTGCCAAAAGTTTACTGCAAGATCAAGTAAAAAGTCCACTTATTTTCCTTTTTGGTAAGCCTGTGCGCCAAAGAACGCTGCTACCAAGCCTGCAACCGCTACAAAGTAAGTCGGTGCCATATCACCTAAAATATTTGATGCTTTTTCTAAACCAGCAAGATCAGTAAGAACAACCATGGCGGGATACAACAACATACCAGCAAGAGAGAACCATGCCATATTTCGTTGTGCATCTCGCATTGCGTCCGCATCTTCTAGCTCCTTTCGCTTAAACTCCATGTACATTGCTTTTTCTTCGTCGTCTACTTTACCATCGCCATTAGTNTCTGCTGGATGAAATTCACTCATTACCACTTCACCTTATCGGCCCAATAAGCTGCGCTCATTTTGCCCTTTGCAATGTTTTTACGGTGCCGTGCTTTGAAAGATGCACGCTTACGCTTCATTGCCTCTGATTCTCCTGCTTTAGGCTTGCCAGCAGTTTTTGCTCCTTGCTGCCCAAAACGAATAGTCTTAACTTTCATTCCAACTTTTGCCACTACAATATGTGACTTTTTTGCGTGCCCTGGAGTGCGCTTTGGTTTATTAAANCCNGATACNCCNGCACGCTTTAATCTTGAATCGCGCTTTTTACCTTTTCTTTTTACCGCCACGCTTCATTCTCCTNTTCGACTTTGTAAAAGTTTTTACCATAGTCGGCTTACCCCCTGGGTTACCTGCAGCTCTCTTACGTCGTATTGCAGATCGTCTTTCTGCGGGTGTCATACTAGCAGCTTTTGAAGCGGGAACACACTTTGGATATTTACCTTTTTTAGACGTCTTACGTCCACAAGGCATATACCCCCCGCCCTTTTTGGGACGGGAGATATCTACCCAGCTTTCTTTAAACCACTTGGTTAAACCACCCTTCGGCTTTGCCATTAGATTTTGTCCATAATGGGCTTACCAAATTTAACCCAACCCCAGTGAGCTGCCATACCTACTGCAATTCCAAGAATAAAGTCCATTACTTTTTTCCTCGCTTTTTCTTCAAAATTGCTTTTTGAAGAGCCATTGGCAGTTTCTTCTGCTTTGCGGTTAAACCCATAGACTTTTTCTTCTTTCCACCCTTTTTTGCTGCTTTAGAAGGACGTCCTCTTTTTTTACCGTAAGTTCCTTTACCTGCTGGCATTATTTACTCCCCATGCGGTATTTACCGCCTTTGGCTTTGTAAGTTTTTACAAGCCATCCATTTGCGTAAGCNGAAGGATATACTGCAAACTTACGCTTCGCTTGAGCTTTTACTCTTGCGTAAAGCTTTTTGTTTGTGGGAACTGGCTTCTTTTTTGCTGCTTTTCTACGCCGCCTTGCTGCCATTTACAGTCTCTTAGGCTNCCCAAGGCTGCCCCGACCCCGTTGTTGGAGTAATTTTTTCTGTAAGTTGAGCATCAAGACTTGCTTCAAGACGAGTGACTTCATCACTGCCTAGTGCCGCTTTTGCCCAAGCAATTGCATCTGCTTGAGTAACCTTTGCCCATTCGATGAAAGTATCACCAGGATCTGCTAGTCCAACAGTTCCGTATATTTCAACTATATCGTCTCCTTGAGTTTTTGTAGCTCTCCAATGAACCGTTCCGACAACGTTTGTTTTGCCCCCGGAAGAGACAGCGTAATCAAGAGCTTGTACTGTCCATACATGTGACATATTTTATCCTCCTGGCTTGTTTGCTTCTAAATGTGCTTTATAAGCATTAACAACTGTTTCAGTATGTACTGCTGCGCAAATTCCTTTTACTTCTGCACTTTCACTTGAAGTGTCCGCACCCGGGTCAATTACGCGCCTGTGAAAAGATCGTGAAATCGCTTTATTGTCCTTTAAAATAATTGTTGCAGTTCGTACTTGTACGTGCTTGAACTCTCCTACGATTTCGATTTTGTCTTCTTCTGTTTTTTCTGTTAAAGCCATTGCTTTTCTCCTTTTGTCCGCCCCAATCTCCGAATGAGGTAATTAAGTTGTCATGTAAGTAATAGTCACCATGATGTATTTCGGGTTACCGCTCGTCCATTCAGCAAGGTTTGTGGTAAGACCCGACTGCATTAAGTGCATTTCACTAGCGTAAGCGTAGCCGGAGTCAACCGTATGAATTGTTGCTGTGTTATGCGTAACATTGACTACTGGATAATGATGGGCCGCAGTGCTGGCGCTATACGGCAAGCCCGCTATCTTTGCCGTTCCAGACCCAGCATTAGATATATTCAGGCCTGCGCTGTACCAGGTAAGTGTTACGACCTTGCCCACTTTGACGTAGTAGGCAGTTTGATTTGTGTAACTAACTGTAGGGAACGTGCCTGATGATGTTAGCGACAGTGTGCAAGTGCCTTCTTCGTAATCGTCGAGTGCATTTGCTGCTGCTGTGTCGCCGTTAAACGAAATGCCCCCGCCAGCTTGAATACGTGCTCGCTCAGTAAAGCCACCCGCCATCAGCCGGATGCTTCCTAAAGAGTGAGCCGCCGCCAAAGCAACGTCAGCGGAGTTTCTGTATGTCCAAAGCTCGGCTTGTACTGTGCCGTCTTTCTCAATGTCTATTGCGCCACCTTGTGTGCCGTCCAGCGTCAACGTAACGTAATCTGAATAATTATTCGGAGTCGCACCAATGCCTACATCTTCAGCGCTAGAAATCGTAATCGCATTCGCATCAGCATTATCGTCAATACCAGTCGAGCTAAAGTTTGTCAAAGGATAGCTAAGATCCGCCGCAACAACAGTGTTTGCGGGAATTGCTAAACTATTAAGTTTTGTGATCGCCATTACTTATTTCCTTAATACCCCTTATAGAGGCGCCGGCCAGACATCAATAGGTGCCTTCTTATCCTTATCAGGAGGGGAGTAAAGAGCCATAAACTCAGTAAGATTTGAGGAAGCCTTAACTAAAGTTTCAATATTATTCGAAGCAGTACGAACTGCTGCACGATAAGTTAAAACATCTGAAGGAACATTATAATCTGAGACTTCTGCTGCTTTTACTACCATCCAATCAGTTTCAGAAAGCAAATTATTTGCTTGCGCTTTCGCAGTATTAATTGCTTCTGATTTGAGTCCAAGAGTAACAAGCTGCTTTCCATCAGGCCCCATCAAAGCCTTTCCATCTTTATCCACTTCATTTTTATCTTCGAGAGCTTTCTCAACCCCTGCTGACCAATAAAAATGTGAATCGAAGGGAGCAGGATCATCTTCCCACTTCAACCCCGCGTCTGTTTTTTCTTTATCTGACCAACTCATCCAGTTTGTGGGATGGGTTACACCATTTGAGTCTACCCAAGATCTTCCTGGGCGAATTACATTTTTTTCATATAAATACATTAAATTTCTCCTTACTTTGCGTTGGCGTATTTGAAGGGCATCTCTGCGAATGCCATGTAAAGGAACGTGTTTCCTGATCCGTTGATCCAGCCTCCGCCTGCAACTTTTAGCTTAAACCCGTTGCTTAAAATATCTAATCCGTCTACCGAACCGGACGCTTCAGCATTGCTCAAGTCTGAACGCAAAAGATGATAAGACTCATTGTGAGGGTCTCTGGCGGTATCCACCATGTACCAGTTTTCGCTCGCACCAACATTTTTCCACATCACAAAAGCTGGCCTAAACCCTGTGTAAACAAACGTGCCGTCTGCGCTTCCGTTGCCTGTGTACGTTCCGAACTTGCTGAAGCCTTCGACGCTGTGGAAGCAGTAGGCCACACAGCTTTCTCCACTTGTGTTTGTTGCGTCAACATTTCCCAAGGTAAATACAGATGATGATGGGGTTGTGTTATTCCAGTTGCCCGTGGTTGCCGAAGCTCCAGTAAGGTTTAGCTCTAACTTCTTGGTGTTACCTAGAGAGCTAGAATATACCGTCCAATTTTCTGAGCCGTCAGCACGGTTCTTTACTATGATTAATTCTGGAGCAGAAGATAAGCCATGCCCAATAGTCATGCCCGCAGAACCCGTTCCCGTATAAGTAACAATACTAAACCCAGCATCTGTATTAGCAGACACGACAGACGCAGTAGTTCCGTCACTGTTGCTTACGCCTGAACCGCCAGCTTTCCAGTTCCACAAAACATAGGTCTGACCGCTTTGATTGACATTATTTGCACTTGATGACCCTGCTAAAATAGAAGCACCGTCTGTCTCAACATTGTTCATAGCACCATTAGTGCCAGCACCGTATTCAGCAAATGCCCCATCACTTGACAGATTATTACCTGCACCTCTAAGTCTATCTATCAAATTATGGTTAATAGCTGTTGATCTAGATTTTTGCCAAACAAGGTCTGGGTCAAATCCAACACCTGTTATTGTTCTAGTATTTGAACCGTTACCCGTGTACAAAACAGTATTAAAGTAGTCTTGTGGGCTGTTGTTTACAGCAGGATTAATCGCCGCTGTCGGATCAGGCAGGTTAGCCGTACATAAGGCTAGGAAACCTGTGGGTACGCTGTAGTAAAAATCACCAATGCTGTTAGCGTCTATGTTACCTTGTGCTGTTTTAGTGCCAGCA